CTATTTGCTCAACTTTGATACGAGTTGGTTCAACGAGAGCAAAAGGCCTCTGGAGACTCAGGCAAGACTCGACTTAAAGCGTCTGGGGAGTGACTCGGCCATCCGCTTCATTGAGGATTGGACGTCCGGAAATATCAATTTGCCTGTTGGCCCTGCCGTGCTCGGCCACCTCTATGACGCCTACACCATTTGGTGCAAGTCGTCCGGAGAAAGACCCTGCAGCAAGGAGGTATTCGGCGGCAGGTGTAAGAGCCGCTTAAACGGCGGAAGGCTAAGGGTGCAGCTCTACAGTGAGGATTCTTCGTCTACCGAGACGCTAAGGCCGCTGAAGATGTATCAGAGGCAGGTGTATTGGCCGAAATCAACGGAAGATCCGGAAGCTAATGCTGAGTTCTCTCAGCGTGCCCGGGCATTCCAGATTGACGTGGAAACCGCCAAAGAAAGGTTCTATCGTGACTTCAAGTCTCTCCAGTAAATCCTTTTCGTACCTTTTTGTGAGGTCCTGCTGCTGTTTCGGCCGCAGGGCCTTTTGTTTTCCCTGTTGTTCATACTGTTCACCCTGTTCAGAGGCACAAAATGGACGGTATGAATGCTAATTTTTCATTTGGAATCAAAACGATGGGAGCAGTCTGTTCATATTGTTCACCTAATACGTGTCTACCTACATGTGCGCGCGTGGATGGAAATATAAAAAACGGAAAAAGAAATTTATGGGGTATGGAGATATGAACAGTATGAACAAGTGAACAAATAATTTAAAAACAAATAATTATGAATAAAACCATTGAACAAACTAATGAACAGTCAATGAACAACTTCTTTGACGATATTGGTACAACTCCCATGACTCGAATCCCTTATGTAAAACGGCTGCTTTTTTGCTGGTGGAAGTGGCGGAATCTTTCCCGGAACAAACTGCCTCCTCAGTTGGACATGAATAACGACCGAGTGGATTCATCCAGAAAGAGCAGCGATTTGATTAACGCCGCTTCCTGCGACTTCGCGATGATCCGTCTGGACAGAATCATCAGTGAATTGCATCCGACACTCAAGGAAGCCGTTTTCGCGCTCTACGGCCACGTAGGGATGAGAGGTGTTATCCATGCCGCCGATGAATTAGGGATCACAAAGCGCAGCATGATCCGCCGTCTTTGCCGGGCAGATCAGGCAATTGCCATCGAACTCGATAAGCTCAGGAACAAGGAAAAATCATGCTAAGGGTAAATCCTAGAGTCACCTTTTTGTCGAAAATCGGCTATATTTTCTTAAAATTTGGCAGTGAGTGGCTAAAAAGTTCTCCTGTTTTACCTTATTCGTCTTTGTGTGAGTGGTTGGTTTAATTTGAGAGGACGAATATGAACCCTATTTATAGAACCATCTTATCTCTATCCGTAATTTCCCCTTTGTTGCTTTTCTTTCTTGTCGGCTACTCCAGTTGGATAGTGGATTGGATGAATGGTTTTATGCCTGCAGATTGGGGGATGAACGAGATGAAGAGCCAGGAAGAAGCGGCTCTCATTATCTTTGGATTGATTGCTGTTTATCTTCTAGGTCGATTGTACCGTTTCGGCCTATTAAAATTTGCGCTGGGTAGAGGTTCGGAATTGATTCGCCTTGCTACGGTTAAACGTCTGGGCATGACCTCATTGACAGATTTTTTACCCTACATACTCCTCTTCATTTTCGCTCAAAATGAAGTTCAAGGAGTGTTTAATTGGGCAGTAGCGCTCTTTTTGCTTTTTGTCATGGCCTGGACTTCTTCAGTTATATCGTATTCTCCGCTTTTGGAGCTGTGCGGTCTAAGGTTTTATGAGGCAACGACGGCAAAAGGTGAAACGATTATTGTTATAACGTCAAATAAAAAATTAAAGCTTGATGCCACTCTTGATTTGGTTAGAATTTCCGAGTGTTGCTATCTATACCGATAGGAGATATTGGATTGTCGAGTCCCGTATATGTGTTCGCTTCGTTTCCTGGCGATAATACTTTAAAGACAGTAATCGAAAGTATTGCTTTTTCTGAAAAAGTTCTAGCAGGAGTAAAACGTGAAGTGTCAAGACAAATTGAAAGTGTTCTCTCGTGCAGGCCTATTGAATTTGATGGACGGTACAAGTCAGAACCTAAAGAAATTCTGCACATAGATAACTACTGCGATCCGGATGATACTTTTAATAATATTGAGAAAGCTCTGAATGGAGTTAATCCTGGAATTGTTGAGAATACGGAGCAGTTACAAACCGCCTTTGGGCTGTTTTTTGTAATTGATGACGATCGTGACAAGATTGCTTTCCAGAAATTCTCCAAGAGGATGTTAATTGACAAGGACAAAACTTTCTTTAAATCCTCAAGCAGTGAAGTCTACGACTACCTTCCGGAGTCATCCTTTTCTCTGGCAAATTCGATTTCCGGTTATTACGAACGTTCCTCTAAACGCCTTTACATACGTTCGGCATTTGTTGGAAGACAAATTTTTCCCTCTTTTTCCGACGAATACGTACCCGGAGCCTCGGCAGTTGAGATAAGAGAATTTTTAGAAAGGCCTCAATTCGACACCTCTGCCATTCACGATTTCAATTCAGACTCTCAAAAACTTGCGCGCCTAGTGTGGTTAATAAGGGATAGTGGAATTAAGTTAGCCGATCGTTTAGAGGATCTCAAAGATATTTCTCGAGCCCTTAATTTGAAATGCATAACAGAGGATGGTCACATTCGGTTGTTTCCGGACATAGAAAAAACTAAGCTGGTTTTACAGATTATTTTGAAAGATGTTTACCGACAAGGAAATGAGATATTTTTAAGCAACTCCAAAAGAGCGCTAACGCCTTTCAAAGACTGAGAGTTCTTAAACAACATCTTTTATATAAATAATTTTTCAAAGCGGATTGCTCATTGAGCGTCCGCTTTTTTCATGGATTCGTCGCCTTATGACGAACGCTTGGGTCGTGCGTTATCGGCCTCTCCTTGAGAAGTGGCATGAGGGTTCTCCGGGGCGGTTGGGTGGCTGCTCCGGAGTTTTTTCATTGTGAATTTATGCCAGTATTTCCGTTAAAGCACTGCGCCTTCCCCGGTTGCGGTGCGCTTTTTCGCGGCTCCGGTTCCTACTGCGAGAAGCATAAGCAAATCGCTCAGGATCAAAGAGCGGATCGACGCCGCCAGCTCGATCGAGAAAGAGGCTCGGCAGCCTCAAGGGGTTATTCCTCCGCCTGGAGAAAAGCCCGGGAAGGTTTCCTAGCTCGCCACCCCTTCTGTGTTCAATGCGAAGCAGAAGGCTTTCCTCGATTGGCTGCGGTCGTGGACCATGTCATCCCGCATAAGGGGGATAAAGAGTTATTTTGGGATCGAAATAATTGGCAGCCCTTATGCAAAAGACATCACGATCTCAAGACGGCCGCAGAAGACGGAGGTTTCGGAAACATAGGGAGGGGTGGTGAAAAAGTGAAGTGACGCGATCGTCCGAGACCGCGCCCTCAGTCGAATTTTTACGCGTGCAAAATTGGAGATTTTCGAGGTTTTGCACGTCTGGAGTAAATAGGATGAAAGGTCGAAAACCTTTACCGACAGAAGTTAAAGAACTCCAAGGGACGCTTCAGCCGTGCCGTACAAATTACCAAGAACCTAAGGTCCGCCAAAAAATTTGTGAAAAAGCGGCTCCGCCGGAGACGCTGTCGGACGAAGCAAAAGTCCATTGGAATTTTGTGCTCGAGCACGAAGGCGCTGGCTGGATCAAACAATGCGACCGCGGAATGTTCGAGCAATACTGCGAACTCTGGGCAGAGATCACGAAAAGCCGAAAAGAAAAAAAGGCGCTCCGCGCAGAGCTCTCGGAACTTCGGCCTCAGTACGAGGAAGCCCTGAAGTTCGGCAGCTTAGACAGAGCCAAGGTCATCAATGCCAGGATGGAGGCCTTGGAAGAAAAAGACAGGTTCCTGGCCAACCTAATCGTTAAGAGTGTCCAGCCATTCAAAAGCGTGGCTGCCGAACTCGGACTAACACCGTCTTCTCGGTCCCGAGTTATCGCTTTAAACGGTGCGGATACTCCGAAAAATCAAGAAGATTCTGAACTTTTTTCAAAAGAGGCGATGCAAAAATGCCTTGAATTTGGCCTTGATTACGGTGGAATGAATTGAAAAATTACGTTGCATGGGCTCAAAAGTACGTGCAGCAGGTCCTAAGCGGCGAAGTTCTCGCTTGTGTTTATGTTCGCCAGGCTTGTGAAAGACAGAAAAAAGACCTTGAAAAATCAAAATCAGGGTCTTTTCCTTATGTGTTTGACCCGTTTTTGGCGACTCGGGCCTGCTTCTTTATCGAGCATTTAAGGCATGTGAAAGGACCTAAAGCCGGCCAGTTGATCCAACTGGAGCCCTGGCAGTGTTTTGTTGTCACTTCAATCTTCGGCTGGGTTCACAAAGATACGAGAAAGCGCCGTTTTAAGCGCTCGTACATTGAAGTTCCTCGCGGTAACGCGAAGTCGACGCTTTCGGCCGCGATCGGTCTTTACATGATGACCATGGACGGAGAAGGCGGCGCAGATTGCTACTCTTTTGCGACGACCCGGGAGCAAGCCAGAGAAGTTTTTGATACTGCGCGCGATATGGTCCGCCGCTGCACGGATGTGAGTCGAGAACTCGGAATTAAGGCGTTGGATTATTCAATAGTTCAGCTCGCCAGTAACTCAAAATTCGTTGCGAAGTCCGCGCAAGGCAGCACCTTAGATGGTCTCAATACGCACTTTGCTTGTATTGACGAACTTCACGCGCATAAAACCCGCGAAGTCTACGACGTGGTTGAGACGTCTATCGGCAAGCGTCTGCAGCCCCTGCTGTTTGCTATTACGACGGCCGGATTCAACTTATCCGGAATCTGCTACGAGCTTAGAAACTACGTGATCGAAGTTTTGTCCGGAAAAAGTTCCGGCGGGGATGACCAGTTCGGAATTATTTACACGATCGATAAAGAGGATGACTGGACTAGTGACAGTGCGCTGATCAAAGCCAATCCGAACTGGGGCGTCTCGGTCCATCCGGAGACGATTAAATCACTCCGGGATAAAGCGCAGACGGTTGCAAGTGCAGTTAACAACTTTAAGACCAAGCACCTCGATGTCTGGTGTAACGCAGACGCGGCCTGGATGGATTTGACCAAGTGGAATGAGTGCGGCGATCCGGCCTTGGAGGAATCCGACTTCTACGGACAGGAATCTTGGCTGGGGCTCGACTTGGCCTCAAAGATTGACTTAACGGCAGCAGTCAGACTCTTTTGTAAAACGATCAACGGCGTCCAGCATTTCTTTGTTTTCCCGCAGGTTTGGCTTCCCCGGGAAACCGTTAACACAGCGAAAAATGCTTCTTACTCCGGCTGGGAGTACGAAGCGCGTCTGAAAGTGACGGAAGGTGCGGTAGTCGATTTTGAAGAGGTCAAAGAATATGTCCGGAGAAGCTGCTCTGACTTTGTTGTGAAGGAAATCGCTTATGACCCGTGGCAGGCAACTCAGCTCGCGAGTGAATTAACCGAGCAAGGCTGTCCGATGGTCGAAGTCCGAAACAGTGTCCAGAACTTCTCCGAGCCGATGAAAACCATCGAGGCTTTAGTGATGTCCGGGAGACTGCATCATCCGGATGATCCGATTTTTAACTGGTGCGTTTCAAACGTCGTCTGTCATCGCGATGCGAAAGACAACATTTATCCGAACAAGCTGAGGAATGAAAACAAGATCGACTTGGTGGTGGCCCTAATCATGGCCTTCTACTCATTCCTGATCGGCGGCGGAAAGATTGAAAAGCCGGTGGATCTGACACCGATGCTTGATTCTCCGCTCATTTTCAATTGGTAAATTATGTTTTTGAGTTCTTTTTTTTCTTCGATCGGGAACCCGTTCAAAGACAATACAGGGGTGCAGCGAACAGAACCTATGCTGCAGCTGGTGCCGAGGAAACGGGAGACTTCGGAAGAAACGGCCCTGCAGATTTCCTCCGTGATGGCATGCACGACGCTCTTGGCTGAAACAGTGGCTTCCATGCCGATCTTCGTTTACCGCAATGACAGCGGAAACAGAGACTTAGCCCGAGAAACCGAACTTTGGAAGCTGCTTCACGATGGTCCGAACGAGCTCATGACGCCGGTCGAGTTTTGGTCTCAGGTCATTTTCAATATGGTACTCCGAGGCAACGGGTACGCCCGGCTAAAACGAGAGGACAACAATCCGTCCGGACGCGTGCTTTCGATGATGCCCCTCAATGCTTCGCAGGTGAAAACGATTTATGACGGTTCGACTCTGCGGTATGAATACGACCAAAATTGTGGGACAGAGAAGATTGCCAAAGAGTTTATGTTTCACCTGAAAGGCGTTGGGGGCCGTTTTGCCGGAGCCTCGAAGTTGAAATTGATGGCTGCCACAATTGGCGAAGCGGCCGACGCCCAAGAAACCGCGTCTACACTTTTTGGTAACGCAAACAAACCGAGCGGTATTTTGAGCGCGGAAGGCACGCTCGACAAAGAACAGAGGGAGCGTCTTCAAACGACCTTCAACGAAATGGCCAACGGCAGCCGCTCGGGTCTCTACGTGCTTGAAGGCGGTCTGAATTACGCGCCTCTGACGCTTACACCGGCAGAAACTCAGCTTTTGGAAACAAGACGGTTCTCGGTTGAGGAAATCTGCCGCTGGTTCGGCGTGCCTTCCGTTCTGGTCGGGTCGAATGCGGCCACAACATGGGGCAGCGGTATTGAGCAGATCATTTTGGGCTTCCAAAAGTTCACATTGCTGCCGTTATGCCGGCGAATTGAACAGGCGGTGAGAGCACGAATCATGACGCCGGAAGAGTTTGCGCTCTACACAGTGGAAATTTCCATGGATAACTTGCTCCGGGCAACCATGAAAGAGCGCATGGAAATCCACGGCAAAGCCATCCAGTACGGCGTTGAAACCGTTAACGAAGCACGTCAATACGAAAACTTGCCGCCGGTGGAAGGCGGCGATGTCAATTTTGCGCAGTCGGCGCTGAGGCCTATTTCAGCATTGGCCAAAGCAACGGTCGACCAAAAAACTAAGGAGTCAGACAGTGTCTAAAGAGCTGAAAAAGGATCAGACCTTATCCGTCAGATTGGAAGGCGTGGAAGTAAAGCTATCCGAAGACAAGAAAACCGGTGTCGTCAAAGGCTATGCCTCGGTTTACGACAACTTGAATTGCTACGGGTTTTACATCGCCAAAGGCGCCTACAGCGCGGTACTGAAGAACTCTACTTCGACACCGAAGATGTTCTTCAACCATGACTATTCAGCCGTTCCGGTGGGCCGTTGGACCTCGCTCAAAGAAGATGATAAAGGCCTGTACGTAGAGGGAGAACTCACGCTCGGAGTCGGAGCGGCCTCTGATATTTATGAGGCGCTCAAAGCCGGAACCTTAGACGGTTTGTCCGTCGGTATTCGCTTGGGCGAATATGTTGAGGATGACAACGGCAATATCAAGGTTTTGAGCATTGCTGCACTCTACGAAATTTCCATCTGCAGCTTCCCGGCTGACGGCCAGGCGAGGATTGCAGAAACACTCTCGAAGGATTCCCTGGACGAAACCATCGAGAAAATTAAGACGTTAAGAGATTTTGAAGCCTGCCTGAGGGATTCTTGCGGCTTCAGCCGGAAACAGGCCTTGGCGCTTGTTTCTCGCGTGAAGAAGGTGCTGAGCGAAGAGCAGCGGGACGCTGCTTTGGCTGAAGCATTAAACAAGGTGCTCGGAGTAACCGAGCGAATCGATAAAGCACTCAGTAGGAAAATTTAAATGAACGAAGAAATTGAAAAACTCCTGTCCGCAATGACCAACATCGAGGCCAGATTAGGACAGCTTTCCACGGTTGAAGAAACCGCCAAAGTTAAGGCCGAACTCGCCGAACTCAGCAAAAAGCAGCTCGGCCTGGCTGAAGAAATCCGCCGCCTCAAACAGCAGCAGCCGGGCGGCTCTGACAACGTTTCTGCGCCGCTCACACTCGGAGCCCGCGTGGTGGCCGATGCCGGGTTCCTGGAGTTTGCCGCCGGCAAAGGCAAAGGCTTCTCTGTTACTTTGACTGATCCGGACCCGGTCGGTACCGGCTCTACGGTTGACTCCAAGGTTTATCCGGATCAGCGTGTCCAAGGCATTATCGGCATCGGAACCGCACCGCTTACGCTCGAAGATACGATTCATCATTCTCCGACAAGCAACAAAGCGATTGTCTACTCTCGTGAGAAGAAGTACGTCAACAATGCTGCAGAAGTGGTCAACGGTGTGGACTCTGATCCGCAGTCTGAAATCGAGTTCGATACTCAGACCGCCAACGTCAAAGACATCGGCAACTGCTTCATTGTGACCAAGGACCTCATGGAGGATTCTCAGGCATTGGCGGATTACATTAACTTCCGCGTCCAGTACGGCGTTAAGCAGCGCGTGGAAAGCCAGCTTCTGAACGGTGACGGAACAAACGCCAACTTAAGCGGCCTTCTGGTGACAGGCAACTATACGCCGCACGGCTTTGATCCGGATACCAACCCCGAAATCACAAATCAGGTCGATTTGATCGGTTTTGCTGCACTGGCCGTGAAGTCTGTGGGTCTGACACCGAACGTCACGATCATGAATCCGGTCGATTACTTCAAACTTCGCTGTTTGAAGGACTCCAACGGCCGCTACCTCTTCAGCGATCCGATGGCTCCGTCCAATCGTCCGATTTGGGATACCTACGTTGTGGAAAGTTCCGCAATGCCCAAAGGCAAGTTCCTGACCTTAGACACCAACATGGCCTGCATGATCTACGACCGTAAGGAAACCGTCGTGGAATTCGGCTATGAAGACGGCAACAACTTCAGAAAGGGTCTTGTCACTATCAAGGCAGACCGTCGTTTGGCCTTCGCGATCGAACGTCCGAGCGGCATTGTGGGCGGCGATTTGACGGTAACAAAGCCGAAGACCGAAGGCGAAGGCACTGATAAAGGCAGTCAGGGCGCCCAAGGCGGAGCGGGCTAATCAACCTTAGGAGGGCGGCGGCAACGTCGCCTTTTTAGCCTATGTATGAAGCAAAAGGTATGGTGTCGATTGTCGACGCCGCTTATCTCCGGCGCTATTTGCGTATCGATGACACGTCTGAAGACTTGTTTCTCGAAGAGTTGGGCCGCGCTGCCACGGAAAACCTTGAGCATCGTCTGAAAAGACACATCATTGCCCGAAGTGAAGATGATTCCGATGCGGTGTGCTCGGACAAAGAAGACGTGCCGAATGCACTGCGTGTTTGGGTCGGCGCCTCTGTTGCTTTTGCTTATTCAAACCGCGAGTCCGACAGCGAAAAAACTTTCAAGAGCACTCCGTTCTTTGAGCGGATGATTGATCCGTGGAGGGCTTACAAGTGATCGAACCTTTATCCGGACAACTGAATCGGCGCTGTTCGATTTACTCTGCCCGGCTCATGTCGGACGGAAAAGCAGACCAATCCACGAAACGAACGCCTCTTTGGAGCTGTTGGTGCAAGGTAGAAGTGATCGGCGGGTCGGTCTTCTGGGAGAACATCCAGACAGAAGAAGCCGTAACGCACCGGATCTTTATCAGAAGCGTCAAAGGCAAAAGCAGGCCTCAGGATCTGCCGCGTCTGATCGAGCTTGAATGCGCGGGCTTCTGGTATCGGGTCAAGCGAGTGACGGACTGCAACAGTGCCGGTCGGTTCACGTTACTGGAATGCGAGGTGCTTAATGCAGCCGTTAAGAATTGAAGCGAAGTTTGCAAGACCTCTGAACTTCGCCGACTTCGATAAAAAGTCGATGAGGAAAGGTTTTACTCAGGTTGGCCGAGACGTTTCCAAGATTGCAAAGAAACTGGTCAGAAAAAAAGGAGTATCCGCTGCCGGAGCTTATCCGGGAAAGCAAACAGGGATATTTCAGAAAGCAATTTCCTACAAGGTTTCGCGCTCCGGGTTCTCGGTGGCCGTGAAGCCTTACGGAAAAGGCAAGCAGGTTTCTGCAGAACTGAAAAGACGCGGGTTTTATCCCGCGTTTGTCGTCTTTGGCCACGCAGGGCCTAAACGCAGCAAGCGAACCCGTGCGCACCGCAAACAATCCTTTGAGGCAAAAGTGGCTAAGCCGCGTGCCAATCCGGTGTCAGCTGCCGCAGAAACCTATGGTCGAACCCGCTTTCAAGCGGTCGTGGGGCAGATTTTGGAAAATGCCTTTAAGCCGGGTCCGATTAGGAGCTTAATGAAGTGAAATTAAAACCCATTATTCAAGAGCTGCGGGCTCATTGCCCGGGCTTTGAGGGCCGTGTCTTTGGCGTAGGAACGTTTTCTCGGCTTGATGAATCGGTGGCAGCGGAACTGCTTCCGGCTGCGTTTGTGATTCCGGTCTCTGAAGATCCGGAAGAGCCTGCGGTGATCAACCGCTACAAGCAGCAGGTGCGGTTCAACTTTGCCGTCATCCTGATGGTCGCCAATACCGAGGATGAGCAAGGTCTGACAGCCTGGGAGCGGTCGGTCGATCTCAAAAAAGAAGTCTTTAAAGCCATTTTGGGAGCCGACGATATTCAGGCCGGCAGAGATTGGATTCAGTTTGAGTCTCTTACCGTCCTTGATCTTAATCGCGCGGCATTGACCGTCCAGTTGGATTTCTCCTGTCAGTACGAAATCAACGATAACGAAACCCGTCACGGAGCAGACATCGATCGACTTGGAAGGTTCCTCCGGATGTACACCGATATCGACGTGATTGCCGAGAAGGGACATCCGGACGGCAGGATTGAAGCAAAAGTTTTAATTGATTTGGAGAAAACTAAATGAGTATTTCATTTAACAACATCCCAAGCGACGTGAGAACGCCGCTTTTTTATGCGGAAGTCGATAATTCGATGGCTAATTTGGCCACTTCGACTCAAACGACGCTTCTTATTGGTCAGATGACCGAAGGGAAGGCTGAGCCGCTTGTGCCGGTTCTTGTCACCGGCGATAGTCAAGGGAAGGACCTTTTTGGTCGTGGTTCGGAGCTGGCCAGGATGAACACGGTTTATCGCAAAAACGATCCTGCAGGTCAGGTTTGGGCAATTCCGCTAAGTGATCCGGAAGCGGCAACAGCCGCTTCGGGCACGTATACATTATCGGGTCTTCCTACTTTAGCCGGCATTTTGAGCGTTTATATCGGAGCCGATCGAGTTCAGGTAGCGGTCGGTGTGGATGATGCGCCTGCTGACGTAGCATCTGCAATCGCGTCTGCGATTAACGGAAAACCCGATCTTCCGGTTACGGCAGAAGCCTCTGCGAGTGAGGAGGATGCGGAAGTAGAAGAGGGCTACGTTACCGTCAGCGCGAAGAATAAGGGCGCCAATGGCAACGACATCGCTTTAGGACTTAATATTCAGGGCTACGGGGCCGGAGAGGAGACGCCTGAAGGGCTGAGTGTCAAAATCACAGCCATGGCCGGAGGCACCGGCGCGCCGGATTTCTCTACTCTTAAATTCTCCAAAATTATGGGTGATGACCCGTACGACTTTATCCTGATGCCCTATTCGGACACGGTTTCTTTGGATTATTTCAAAGAGACTATGAACGATACGAGCGGCCGCTGGGCCTATGACAAGCAGCAGTATGGACATGTCTACACCTGTAAGAGGGGCTCCGTTAACGATCTGCAGAAGTTTGGAGCAACCCGTAACGATCAGCACGCCACGATTATCGGACTCGAACCGGATGTCCCGTCTTTGGCAATTGAGGTGCTGTCAGCCTACGGAGCTCAGAACGCAGCCAAGCTTTCTATCGATCCGGCGCGTCCCACTCAGACTTTAGAGCTAATCGGGATCACCTCTGCACCTCACGGCAAGCGTTTTACTATGAGTGAGCGTCAGGTTCTTTTGACAAACGGCATTGCTACCGAGTACACGGAATCCGGCTATATGAGGGTGGAAAGGGCAATTACGACGTACCAAAAGAATAGATTCGGCGATGAAGACAACTCGTACTTAGATTCCGAGACGCTGCACACGCTGGCCTACATCATTCGCGCCTTGAGAAGCTGTATTACGAGCAAGTATCCGCGGCACAAACTCGCCAGTGACGGGACGCGATTCGGTGCAGGGCAGGCGGTGGTGACGCCGTCCATTATCAGGGGCGAGCTCATTGCGATGTATACCAAGCTCGAGGAGAAGGCGATTGTCGAAAATGCTGACTTGTTTGCCAAGTACCTCATTGTTGAAAGAAATAAAGATGATCCGAACAGAGTCGACGTCCTTCTGCCGCCGGACTTAGTTAACCAGTTAAGAGTTTTTGCCGTGCTGGCTCAGTTCCGTCTTCAATTTAACGAATAAGAGGTGATTTAATGCCAAGAATTGCAGGAATTTGCCACATCACAGTCAATGGCAGGACACTGGATATATCAGGAGGTCTTACGATTCCGCTCTCCAAATCCACCAAGGAGGCGATCGTTTCAACCAACGGATCCGTTAATTACAAAGAAATCCCAATTGCCCCCTACATCGACGCTACTTTCCTTATGGATCCTGATTTTCCGATTAATGAACTGGCAGAGATGGATACGGGTACCGTCGTTGCGGAATTAGCTAATGGTAAGAGTTACACGCTCTCAGAGGCTTTCATTGAAGGAGAGATGAACTATGACAGTGACGCCGGCACTGTCGGAATGAAATTTGTAGGAACCAACGGGAGGTGGTCATGATTGAGACTTATAAGCTGAAAGCTCCGATCACGGTATCGGGAAACAAAATTGAGAAGGTCGATCTGCGAGAACCGACCTTTAACGAAATCTCCGCAATGGGTCTTCCCGGGGACGCTTCTACTCCGGATGAAAAATTAAGCCTGCTGAGAAAGTATGTTGTGACCTGCTCCGGTCTTTCAGACGAAGCTGTGGGCCAGCTCGGAATCAGAGATGCGATGGCTTTAATCCGAAAGGTATCCGATTTTTTTACCGATACGGAGTAGGGCAGAAGAAAATGGCTGTGAAGGTCTTTTACAACACGGCTCGATTCTGGAGTGAAAGACCTACTGAACTGTCAAAAGAGCCTTTTTCGCGGGTGGTTGAGCTTGCGAAAGAGGCTCTTCGCATTATGGAAGAAGATAAAAAATGGCAGGAAAAGAATACAGTCTCAAGGCCGTCCTATCGGCGACCGATAAGATAAGCCCGGCTCTGAAGAAAATCGATGCTAATTTCGGCAAGATCGGCCGCTCCTTCTCCGCTCTCGGGAAGTCGTCGGCAGCACTAGCATCAAAGTTTGCACTTCCTCTGACAGTTTTGGGGGGTGTGGGAGGCTTTAGCTTAAAGGCCGCGGTGGACAAGTTTACTTCCTTAGGTGACTCTATCGATAAGGCAAGCAAGAGGGCTGGCGTCAGTGCTCAGTCCTTGCAGAAACTCCGTTATGCCGCGGGTTTGGGAGGGATGTCAGCCGAGCAGATGGATCAGGCGTTAGCTAAGCTGACTTACAACATGGGGCAAGCTGCCAGAGGCGAGAACAAGAATCTGGCGGCTATATTCAGGAGACTCGGCGTATCTTTGAAGGACTCAAAGGGGAATATTCGAGACGCGGCCGATGTGATGCGGAACTTGGCTCAGGCAGTCAAAAACAATGAGTCTCCGGCTGTCCGGTTGCGCATTCTGACGGCGGCCTTCGGTGATGAGCTCGCCAAGAGGATGATTCCTGTCTTGGAGAGCGGTGCCGCAGGGCTTGACGAGATGGGCAATGAAGCCGAGAAGCTGGGCATCGTGATGAACGATAAGATGGTAGCTGACTCGGCTCATTTAACCGATACCATGAGTAAGTTTTCTCAAGTCTTAGACGGTGTGTCGGCTACTATCGGGGCGTCGCTTGCGCCCGTTATCGAAACAATTGTAAAGAGGATTCAGGATTGGGTTACGGCCAACAAGGATCTCATTACCCAAAGGCTGGAAGCTATATTCGAAAAAATCTCCAAGGCCGTCTCCGAAATTGACTTTGAAAAAGCGGTTGACGGGGTTTTTAATCTGATTGACGGGGTCATGAATTTTGTGGACTCTATCGGCGGCTGGGACACCATAATCAAAGGGTTCGGAGCTTTAATTGGTCTGACGCTTGTCGGCAATATGATTAGCCTTGGGCAATCCCTTTACGGGGTTGGGGCGGCAATTACCACGGCCTTCGGCCCATGGGGCTGGATCATCGGAGGAGCGATAGCTGCCGGCATTGCACTATGGAAGAACTGGGATGATATTTCCACATGGTTTGAGAATTCATTCCCCAATTTGTCAAAGGTACTGAAAGGATTGCCGGACGGCTTTTCTCTGGCGTGGGATAACGCCTGTAAGAATATTCGTGCGCTTTGGTCCGGCCTGACAGAGACGTGGGAAAACATCAAGAAAAAGCTGTCTTGGGAGGGTATTAAAGGCTCTGCTAGGGAAATGCTCGGACTCTCCAGAGAAGAGGCGAAACCTCAGAGGCCTGCTCCGATGATGAGCTCTTCAGAAGCCGCATCGATGAGCAGAGGACTATCAACTCAGAAAACAGAAGTGGAAAACCGTCTGGAAGTGGTCGTAAAGATTCCGAACGGAACCGAGGCTCAGGTCAATAAGCAAGACTCGAGCGGCGGGTATTTCTCTGCTTCAACTCAAAACTATCCAGTAGAGGGGTTGACCGACTAATGAATGCACCGGAATTAAGGCGAGCCTCCTTTAGAGGCGTACCCTTTGAAGTGACAAGCTCCGACTTCAAAGTAGGCAGAAGAACTCAGACCTTTGAGTATCCTCAGAGAGATACGCCGTTTACTGAAGATCTAGGACGCTCAAAAAGAACAATCACCGTAACGGCCTATGTCATAGGAGCTGATTACATTACCCGGATGAAGCGGTTGATAGCGGCATGCGAAAAACAGGGAGCAGGAAGGCTTATCCATCCGTGGCTCGGCACCATGGAGGTAGTGGCAGTTGATCTCACTTCTCCGCGTTTTGAGTCAAACCGACTTTCCACCGTCACACTCTCTTTTGTTGAAAGCGGGAAGTTAGAGTTTCCGAACTCGATAGTGGATGCCGGGGGACGGTGTTTAAAAGCGGCCTCAGCACTGACGAACGCAAATTTTGACGAGTTTATTAAAAAATTTGATATCTCCGGGTGCCAGGATTTCGTGAAAAAGACGGTGGGAGAAGACTTTGCCAAGCTCTTCTCGGAAGACTCGCTGTCTCGAATTTATCAGGCTTTTGATCTCGCTGATGACCTGGCCGATTTGGCCAATGATGCGATTACCTTGGTGAGCGGAGCACCGCAATCTTTGGGACAAAGAGTTTTAGATACGCTGGGCCTGCAGGGCTTTGCTTCAACGATATGCGCTTGGAGCAATGTGGCTAACCGATTCAGCCAGCTCACGAAAGAAAATTCGCTGAACAGCTCTAAACCGACGGCCGTGGCTTCGAGAACGACAAGCGAGAGGATCGAGAATGCCGTCGCAGCAGTCCAAACCTTGGTACGGCAGGCGGCACTATCAAACGCGGTTTTAGCCGCTTCCGAAGTTGGTTCGGAAAATGACAGGGTGGATGCTTCAGCTGTTGTTCAAACCGCCCCATACGATGACTTAATCCAAGTTAGGGACAACATCCTGGAAGCGATTGACGCAGAGATGTTTAAAACTCAAAACGATTCGGTCTTTGAGGCATTAAGTCAGGCGCATTCTGCAGTGTATGAGGCGATTACGCAGCGAGCTGAGAATCAGGCGAGACTTGTAACGTTCACTCCTTCGGCCGTTACTCCGGCATTGGTGCTGGCCTATGACTATTACGGAGACTCGACCCGAGAGTTAGAGATAGTTGGAAGAAATAAGATCCGGCACTCAGGCTTTGTACCGGCGGTGCCGTTGAAATTATTGAATGAGTGACGAACGACATGCCAAAGAAAATCTCAAATAACACCGTTACTCTTTTTGTTAACGGTAGAAAATACGAGAACTGGCTGGATGTGAGTATTGCCTGTACGCTTCAAAGTCTGGCCAGAACCTTCTCGGTAAGGTCAACCAGAAGCAAAGAAGATCTAACGATTGGCATTCAGCCTCAGGACGAAGTGCAGATTTTTATCGACGGCGAGCCGATCTTGACCGGTTACGTTACCAAGCGAGAAGTCAGTTATTCGGCCTCAGGAATCAGCGTTACGATTTCAGGCGCCAGCAAGACGGTTGATCTGCAGGACTGCTGCATGCCCCACGGGATGGCTAATTCATACAAGAATCAGACGCATGAGCAGAATTTAAAGGCAGTTTGCAAGCCGTTTGGAATCGGCGTTGTGGATCAAGTGAAATCAGTAGATAGGAGAAATCTCGAGTTTTCTCCGACGGAAACCGTTGGCTCTTCCATTACTCGATATCTCCAGAAAAACGGAATTTTGCTCACGGATGACGAAGCAGGCAACTTGGTTATCACTCAAGCCGGATCCGGAGGCAGCGCCCACGACACATTGGAACTTGGGAAGAATATTCTTGAAGGCAAACGAACTCAGGATGTCTCTAAGAGATTTAGCGACTACGTAACATTGGGACAGGCAGCTAATCCTACAAGTGAACTTCCGGTATCGGCAAACCATCTTACAGCGACGGCTCGGGACTCGGGAGTCAGACGTCCCAGATGGTTGGTTAAACAAGAATCTGGTAATGCATCAACAGAGATTCTTCAGAAAAAAGCGGGAATTATCAAAGATGTGAAGGCAGGAGAGTCCGATACATTGAACTACAAAGTTCAAGGCTGGAGGCAGAGTAACGGTGAGCTGTGGAAGGTAAACGCATTGGTCAACGTAGATGATAGTCGGCTAGGGATAAGGAAAAATATCTACTGGGTTATCAAAGAAGTAAGTTATTTGCTGAGCTCTCAAGGGAGCGTTGTTACTCTCACACTTATAGATAAGAAGGCATACAAAATGGCTTTAGAACCAGATGCTAAAAAGATTAAAATGGAGAAATACGATGATATAAAGAAAGACAGCGGGAGGGTTTAGGATGATTAAATTCTTGTGCTTAGTCCTTGGGATGACTATCTCATTTGGAGCCCACTGTGAGTCGTATCTGAAATGCGATGAAGACGCAGAGGGCCATAGTATCAATTGTGTTCGAGTCCCTGGGAAAGATCCTTCTGTCACGATTACTGAAGAAGACATGAAAGGTATGGTTTACGTTAGCCCCGAGCAAAAACGCAAGATGGATGAAAAGATCTTCAAAGAAGCTCTGGAGAATGAAATTACCGCCCGGATGTATCAAGACCGCGTGGCTACACGAGAAGAAGCAATCAGAGACATTCTCTCCGGAGTTCCACGAAAAGTACATTGAGTCAAAAAAACTCACACGCCCGCCTAATTCGGCGGGTTTATTTTTGCCTAAAGAAAATGAATCTTAAAGATCTAATCAACAGAGCGACGGTTTCAGCTAAGAACGGAACCCGAAAACTTCGAACGTTGCAGATTCAGCTTCTCGGAGGTGATATACGAGAACCGATAGAGCATTTTGAGCCTTACGGTTTTACTTCCGAGCCTCATGTCGGAGCTGAGGCAATTGGGCTGGCTTTGGGCGGAGACCGGGATCAGACTCTGGCGGTGGTTGTTGCCGATCGTCGTTACCGTCCCACTGATTTGAAGGGCGGAGAAGTTTGTGTTTTTGATGACTTGGGGAGGAAAGTCTATCTCTCCCGAAACGGAATCAGGGTAGAAGGTGTTTCCAGTCCGGTAACGGTAAAAACATCGGCCTCGGTGACAGTAGACGCTCCTTTGACAAAGTGCACGGGCGATCTTGAGGTCGGAGGCAATATCGTAGCCAAAGGAGATATCAAGGACAAAGGAGGTTCCTACTCCATGGCGGGCATGAGAATGACGTACAACAGTCATACACATAGCGGAGGCTCTGCCCCGGATCAAAAAATGTAGAGGATTTATGCAGTTTTATTTAAACGGTGCGGAAGCGACGCTGACCGATTTTGCCAAGGATGACTTAGCAAGGGCTGTGGTAAACAGCCTTTTTTCTTGGGCAAGAGCCGAGGACGATGACGAGAGGCCGACAGAATCCAAGATGGGCTGGTGGGCGGATTCTTTCTCTGAGGAAGGAGATAAATTCGGTTCGCGGCTCTGGCTGCTGATGCGCTCAACTCTCACTACCGAAACGCTTGCTTTGGCCGAAGAGTACGCTCAGGAAGCTCTGCGCTGGATGGTTGAGGACCGCATTGCCGAAGAAGTGACGGCGAGGGCTGAACTGGACGGAGTGGATCGCCTTAACTTACTGATTGAGATTATTCGTCCCGATCAAAAAACACTTACCGCCCGATTTGTCGATGTGTGGAGCAAATTATGAGTTTTGAACGTCCGACACTAAAGGAAATCATAGAAAGACTCGACGGAGATACTCAGAGCAGATTGTCTGTTCCGCAGATGAGGCGCTCCAACGCGAGAGTCTTTGACAGAGTTTTGGCCGGAGCTGCTCACTCTCTGTACGGCTATATCGAGTATTTAAATCGGCAGCAGTTTTTTGATACGGCAGAAAGTGACTATTTGGATCGCTGGGCCTCCATTTACGGTTTAGCCAGGAAGAAAGCTACGAAAGCTTCCGGCGAGGTTGTTTTTCGTTTTTCCGGAGAACTCATCAATGTTCTGGAAGGGACGATTTTGCAGTCTGATGACGGAGTTCAGTACAAGACCGTTGGTCCTGTCTCTTCGGATGGAACGACCCCAGTTGAAGCCTTAAACGAGGGAACTTCCGGTAATCAGCTGGAAGAGGACGTCCTGACGCTGGTTTCTCCGATCGTGGGTGTTTTTAGCGAAGTTACGATTGTCAAACTTGGAGGCGGAAGCGATTCTGAAACCGACGACAGTCTTAGGGCGCGCCTCCTCTCTCGCGTCAGGGAGACGCCTCACGGAGGTACGGAGTCGGATTATGTTCAGTGGGCTTTAGAAGTGCCGGGCGTAACCCGAGCTTGGGCATTTCCTAAAGAAGAAGGCGAGGGCACGGTTACCGTCCGATTTGTCTGTGACGGCATGACCGAGATCATTCCCGATAAGGCTATGCGGGATAAGGTATTTGAACATATCGATAAGCTGCGTCCTGTGACGGCTCACCTCTATGTCAGAGCCCCGGAGATTAAGGCGGTCAATATTGTTATTGTCGGACTGCTTCCTGATGATGCTGAAGTCCGCGAGGCAGTAGAGCAAGAGCTCAAAGACTTATTTGCCAGAGAAGGGGTTCCCGGACAAAGAATTTACTTGTCGCATATCCGAGCAGCTATTAGTGCGGCATTGGGTGAAGAAGATCATACAGTTGCCTCTCCAACCTCCGACCCGATTCCCGACAGTAACAATGAGTTGCTGACATTAGGAGAGATCACATGGCAGTAACGGCAAACGAATATGTAGGAATGCTCAAAGAGCTTCTGCCTCCTGGTCCCGTTTGGCCAAGAGGAGATTCAACCAGTCTTTACGCCATGATGTTTGAGGTATGGGCAATTGAATTGGCAAGGATTGACTCAAGAGCCAACGCGCTCATTACAGAGGCAGATCCGAGATTTGCCATTGAAACATTCCCTCAATGGCTGGAAGAGTGGGGTCTGCCTGATGAGTGCTTAAAGCTGTGGGGAGCAACAGACATCAATACGCTGCGTCGTCTGTTGATTTGGAAAATGACCACGGTAGGTTGTCAGACGCCTCAATTCTTTATTGATTTGGCCGCGATGTTCGGCTACCTCATAGTGATTGATGAATTCAGTGGCTACAGCGTAATGAGCCGGGTTAACGATGTTTTGGCTGACGGCATTTGGCCGCACACGTGGCGCGTCAATGTCATCGGAGGTTCAAACAACACACTGCAGTGGCACGAGGTAACCGGGGAAACAAAAGAGGCTTTAGCTTGGTGGGGAGACTCAGTGATTGAGTGTCTGATCAGACGGTACGCACCGGCGCACACGACACTTTATTTTGGTTATTGGGATTTTAAGGAACAAGAAAATGGACAGAGCATACGGAGCTAGAGTGGTTCAGGTCGAACCAAAATTTGCGGAGGATGCGCCTTTAGGTTATCCGACAGACGGGTCGAGCACGGGCGGACAGCTCGCTACGGTTCCTAAAGCCCCTTGGTATAACGCGGTAACCGAAGAAATCAGGAATGCAATTGTCGGAGGAGGAGTTAAGCCCGAAAAAAATACCCTTGACCAGCTTAATCAGAGCATTGAGGTAAGACTGACCAAGTTAGAAGAAAAAATTAATACCGTGTTAAAAGGCGTCACAGACAGAGTGGATAAATTTGAAACTTTTCCTCCAGGCTTCATTATCTACGCCGGTTGTTTTATTAATAGTCCCAATTGGATACTTTGTGATGGAAGAGCGGTCAGCCGGTCCGGTTTCGCGGGTCTGTTTCGGGCCATTGGCACGACGTGGGGAGCAGGCAACGGTTCGACCACTTTTAACGTGCCGTACCTATTAGACCGAGTGCTGTGGGGCTCCAACTGGGGAGTGGGGCAATATATTGATTCAGGGGCCCCTCAAATTTCGGGAACCATAGGCGACTTCAATGCGTACGACAATGATACGAGCATGGTGTCAGGCGCTTTTTGGAGAACGTATACGCGTGACAATCAAGGTTCAAGATCCGGGTCTCATGACCAACATTTTAGGATCGACTTTAATGCGAATCGCTGTTCTCCCGTCTATGGTCGCACTAATCACATACAGCCTCCTGCCAGCAGGGTCCCCGTATACATTCATATTTAACAAGCTCCGAAAGGGGCTTTTTTAATGCATGAATAGGAACAAGTGATGAAAAGACTTTATTACGCAAACGCATCGGATACTCCGCCGCTGCCGCCTAAAAATCCGTCCTATGGATATCCTCAGGACGGAGATAAAAATGCAAAAGGCCTGCCGACAACATTAGGCTCCTACTGGCATCACATGATTACTGAAGAGTTCATGAATGTGATTGAGGGAGCGGGCATCGAACCCGATGAAAATAACTTACACCAGTTGGCTGATATCTTTGAGGACTTCAGACAAAGAGCATTTAAGGCTGAAAGTTTTGCTGACGAGTCGCAGACTTGGGCGACCAAGGCCCAGGAGTTTGCGCAAGCAGCTCAGGCAGAAGCCGATTCTAAAGTTGCTTTGGTTAGAGAGGCGGGTGAGGCTCAGGTGCAGGCCGTCAATGCGGCTACTGCAGCTTCTCAGGAAGAAATAGAGCAAAAGACTGCTGAATTGGAGGCCAAACTTCAGACTCTTATCGCCGCGCTAGACGCCAAAGGCGGTGAGCAGGTTAACTTAGTTAAGCTGCAGGCTCAAGAGATTCTTGATGCAATTCAGTTGACAAAGAATCAAGTAGAAGAACTGGTCAATTCTGCAGGCTATTCCATGAGGTGGCTTGCCGACGCCCACGAAGGAACTAATCTGACCGCCGCTTTAACGCCAAGCGATAACGTTAAGGTTGGAGACCACATTATTAACAGGGGTGGCGAGGTCTACGAGCTTATCGAATTAAGAGGTACGGAAATTGTTCTAGGTCCGGTCCTTGCGGTTTGGGGAGACGTAGGACCTACCGGGATCACTCCTGAGATAGACATCAAGGTTTCTGCTCTTAGTGCCGGACAACTTCCTACCATAAGTAAGAGCGGTACGGCTGAAAATCCTTCGTTTACGTTAGGAATCCCGAAAGGCGATAAAGGAGATAAGGGAGACCCCTTTGTTTATGAGGACTTCACGGCAGAACAGCTTGAAAGTTTGAAACCGCCCCAAGCCACAACAGAAATTAGCGGCGTAGTTGAATTGGCCACGGTTGAGGAAACGGTGCTCGGGGAAGATGACGCTCGGGCCGTAACTCCCAAAGGAGTCAAAAAAACAATTGAAGGCTTGATAGCTTACGACGTAGTGACAGGACAAGAGAACTTCAATATTTTGGAATTACTGACGCAATGACTTATGCATAAGTTGTTGAAGGGTAATTTGAGTTGAGTCAGTGCGGATTAGTCTGCCCTAATTTTTATATGGAGCATATATGCAAACAACTGTAGAAGCAGTAAAAGTCCTTCTAAAGGATCCGTCCACAGGAACCTATTTAATTCCTTATTTAGCAGAGGCAGCCAAGGTTGATAAAAACGGTAATGAGATAACGGGGACGTATGCAACAAAAGCAGAGTTGGCTAATTATCTGTCCTTGGCCGGAGGAACAGTAACAGGAGCGTTGAGCGTCGGGGGCGGTATTACTGCTTCTTTAAACGGCAATGCATCATCTGCCACTAAAGCAACTCAGGATAGTGCCGGCCAGCAAATTAACTCGACCTATATCAAAAACGTTAGTGTAAACGGACGAACGATTACCTTTACCCGTGGTGATGGAACAACTTTTACTATCACCACTCAGGATACTGTTACAACTAACTCTTCTAATTGGTCTGTTTCTAATGGAACAAATGGATGGGCACGTGATAATTCCACGGGATTTACCATTCAATGGGGATGGGCTCATACAAAAGCTACGCGGATTGACTTTCCTCGAAGCTTTTCCTCAGTTTTATCTGTTGTAAACGGTCAGTGGTACGACAGCCATTCTGGCGATACAGACAACATTCTTTCATGGAATAACAGCGGGTATACGCGATCTGCCATTGGTGCTTTCAAATGGACTTGGGTCGCCGTTGGCTTTAGCTAAATCCGACAGCAATGTACTTACAACTGCCCGAGGAATGATGAGAAAAACCTGAATTGTTTAAATTATTCCCCCAGCTGTAGTTGCCTGAATCCCAAGGTGCAAACGCTACAGACAAAACGGAAGAGAAACTGCGAGCGAATGTAGTCCGGACCCCACCACCGGCGCTGGCCGAGCCCCAAACGATAGTAAATCCCGTTGAGTTATCACGTGTTTTTAAGGAAAATCATATGAATTATCTGATTAAATTTGATGAAAACGGCAGACGTACTGAAACGTACGTGAGAGAAGAGAAAACAGAAGCCCAAATTAATAAACTGCTGGCGAACGGATTTCTTGCGATTTCTGAAACAGAGTATCAATTGCTGATTGGCAACATTGACGGGCAGGAGTACATCAGAAAATCGGATGGAACTTTTACTCCATATGTTCCTCCCGAGCCCACCGAGGAAGAAAAGGCCGCCTCAGCATTAGAACAGGCAAAAGCTGAGCGAGCCGAAGCGGTCTCTAAAATTACGGTGGAAGTTGACGGAATGATCTTTGATGGGGACGAAACTGCCCAGACCCGCATGGGAAGAACAATTGCGGCGGCAATTGCCTGCGGTGTTGATCTGGACACAGAAACCCGGGCTTGGGTATTGGCAGACAATACCGTTACACGGGTAACCGTGCGGCAGTTATCGAGAGCTTTGCGGCTGGCTGGGGATGCTCAAACCGCACTTTGGACTGTTCCTTACGAGGCGTAAAAAGCGGGAGCCGGGCACAAGACGATTTAACTCTGAGAAAGGCTCGGTGTTTCGATGGAATCTGCCTTAGGACTGGTTAGCTGGGCACTTCTGGCACAGTCTTGAATAAATCCGTCCCATTGCTTATGAAGTTGGTCAGTATTTGACTGTTCGCATGTTTGGATGATTTTTGTCCAGGAAAAACATAGCTGGATCTCTTGTGCTTTGAAGTATTTTTTGCCTCATTGAGCAATGAAAGAGCATAGGCAGTAAGAGGCACTCTGTGCAGTCTTTTCATTTTCATGTGTTCAGCCGGAATTGTTAGACAATCTTGTTTAATCCAGTCCCACCGCAGTTTTACGACTTCTCCCGGACGCAGCATTGAGTAAAGAGAAAAGAAAAAAATCAACTGAAGATGCTTGTTTGCATTCTGGCAGATGACGTCAATGACGGCAGGCAACTCACACCAAGGGAGTGAGGGTCGCGGAGTTTTCTTGGGGGCTTTGAATAACCTGCTGACTCCCGCTATGGGGTTGTGGAGAACGTATCCGGCGCAGACTGCAAGATCGAAAATTTCTCTGATTCTCATCAGGCATCGTTTTGCGGTGGCACGTTTCCCTGACTGTTCGATAGGTTTGAGCAATCGGATAATCGTGGGCGCCGTGATATCGTCAAGCGGCTTCCTTGCCAAAGCGGAAACAACATATTTATCCAGTCGCTGCTTCTCGGATTGATAACTGACGATTTCTCCTCGTTTCAGGCTTTTCCAGAGGCAATAGGCATCTTGGAATGTATATCCGTTTGGGGCTGTAAGTTCGTATTTTTGCCGTTCCCGTTTGGCAAGCTGGCATGCCTGGCGTTTTCCGATTTCAGGGAAATGTCCGAGCGTTATGTCAGATACCCTGTTGTTAAAAGGAATCCGAACAACCCATGATTTGACACCGGACGGCATGACTCTAATGGACAGTCCGGTGTCAACGGTCAGTGAATAACGTTTCTTGGCGGGGCTTAGTTGTTTTATTTTGCTATCGGTGAAAGAAGACTTTTTCATAAAAATCTTTCTTTTAGCAAAAAAGAAGGTTAAAAGCACAATTTAACAATTGATCATGCACATCAGACCTTTCTTAAATAAACACCATTCTTGTAGGTGAAATCGTGATTAAACACACAGACCTTATAAACACTCTCATCGCCTGCGTTGGTGGGCTCGGTTTAATCGCTGGGCTTCTTCGCTACGTCGATGACTGGAGAGAAAAACGCAAGGAGAGACCGATTGAGTTCTCTGCGCTTGAAGCAATCTGGGAGGCATTGTCCGGAGGCGTGACCGCGATTGGCGTCTTTTGGATCCTCGAAGGCTATGGCGTCAATGAGCTGGCCGCAGTCGGAATTTCTTTCATGGCTGCTTACCTTGGAGTCAGGATCATCGCCTATTACATCAAAAAATTTTTAGACAGCAGACTAGGAGCTAAATCATGAGGGTCTTTTTAAATGAATGGGCAATACGCCTATGCAGGTCAATGGCTATAGCAATTGCAATCTGCTTCGGCTTCCTGCTAGGGTGGTATTACTGCGAGCGCAACGTGATATTTGACGATATCAAACGGGGAATCTGGGCCAATGAGCAAGCTATTCAGAACAACACAAAACTCATTCACGAACTCTGTAAGAAGCACGGGATGGAGAATTTGAAATGAGTGAGCACTTTAAACCCAAGGAATTTGCCTCCAAGGATGGCAAACCCAGTCCGTGGCCCGAGGTTGTTGATCCGGGCCTTTATTTTTTGCTAGAGGAAATCCGCGCTGATTTTGGAGAGCCGATTTATATCAATTCCGGCTACAGAAGTCCGGAACATAATCGGAAAATCGGAGGCGCACCGAATTCGTTTCATGTTAAAGGGCGGGCAGCAGATATTCGGCCGACCCGTTACAGAGATCCGGATAAATGGAACAAGGCTCTAGGCCGATTAAAAATCATTGCAAACAGAAGATGCACCGGCGGTGTGGGTTTTTACCCGACGTTTGTTCATGTAGACCTTGGGCCGCACAGGAGGTGGAATGGTAAATGAACCTAATCAATGTTCTGAAAATAGGGGTGGCTTGTGCCGCCCTTGTTTTTTCCTATTGGATTGGAGTCCAGCAGGGGCGAGAATCGGAGGAATTAAAAAATGCAAGGCTTGAAATTCAAGTTCTCAAAAGCACGATTCAAGGTTTCCGGCTCAAACAGACTAATGATGCTGTGGCGCTTTCTGAGTTACGGATTGCTGAGTCTGCTCATCGGAATGAGCTTAGCAGGATGCGCGACCAACTGTCCGAACTTGAAAGAAGAGCAGCCAAAAATCCTTCCGCTGGAAAGTGTCTTGAATTTCAGCGACTGGCAGTCGAGAAGGAAGAACTCCTCCGAGAAGCTGAAGTCGGCCTTGAATTCTGCTACAAGCACCACCGCTAAGAAAGACAACTCCAAAGCAACTCGCTAATATATTAATAATGGGCTGTTCAGCTGATTTATGAGTTTGATGTATCAATGAATGTACTAATGAAGCTGGATGTTGTTGTAACCTTTTGATTTGTTTTGGTCGTACGGTTCCCGCCGCCCGACCACAAATTCTCGAAAGGTTGTCCAAGCGACAACCTTTTTGTTTTCTGCGGCTGTTACGGAGGAATTCAGCATGGCTTGTATTCTTTTTCCTTCACCAATCTTCGGGCCGGTTCATTCCAGACGCTTAGGCACTTCTTTAGGTATCAATCTCTTGCCGGCTGAAGCTAAAGTCTGTTCTTTTGACTGCGTGTACTGTGAATGCGGCTTTAATAAAGATCACGATGCTAAGCGCAAATTGCCTACGCGCGAAGAAGTCCGTACTGCGTTAGAAAAGAAACTCATCTATCTGCAGAAAACAGGAGTCGTACCCGATGTCTTTACGTTCGCCGGAAACGGAGAACCGACTTCTCACCCTGATTTTTACCTCATCATTGACGATACGATTGAACTTCGAGATCGTTATTTTCCCAACGCTAAAATCAGCGTCTTAAGCAATTCCACATTTCTGGCTCGCGACAGAGTAGTTAAAGCTTTAGCAAAAGTGGACAACCCGATTATGAAACTCGATACCGTGAACGCGGACTACATCAGGCGGATTGATCGTCCGAACGCCAAGTACGACGTAAAAGAAGTCATCGAAAAGCTTAAAAATATGCCGGTTCGTCCGATTATCCAGACGATGTTCATGAAAGGCGAGTTTGAAGGGCAGTCTGTGGATAATACGATAGACGAGTTTGTAAATCCCTGGATTGACGTGCTCGAAGAAATCAAGCCTCGGGAGGTAATGATTTATACCCTTGATCGCGACACTCCGGCTGCAGGGTTAAAAAAGGCGGACAAGGAGTCTCTTTGTAAAATTCGAGATAAACTTGAAAAAAGAGGTTTCCGCGTCATGGTAAGTGTTTAAGGATAAACACTTAATTTTGAAATTTATGTCATTTTTGTCATAAAGCTGTCATATTAAGTTACTAAATTGGAAGGTGATTTCATAACAACCTTTGAGGACTAAATGCCTGAATCTCTTCCGATGAAAACTCGTCTTTTATTAGCCGGGGCTTCTCTCCAATTGATCTCCCTTGCTAAAAAGTCTGAGAAAAAAGAGAAGAAGCAAAAAGTCGTTACTGTATCTG